CTACATTAGAAAAGTTATTAGATCAATTAGTAACAATGTATTACGTAGTAAAGGACGAAAAATGAGAATTATTGCAGGACCGTGTCAACACGAGACACTAGAGCAGAGTATAGAAATTGCGGAAACTTGTGCAAGGGTTTGCAGCAAGTACGGCATTGAATATTACTTCAAAGCCAGTTATGACAAAGCAAATCGTACTAGTGTAAACGGCAGGCGCGGCCTTGGTCTTGCAAGAACTATGCAAGACTTTGAAATTATGAAGCAAGAAATTCCTGGTTTAAAAACTCTTACTGACGTACACACTAGAGGACAAATTGATGCAATGGGAGCATATCCAGACGCAGTTGATGTGTTGCAGATTCCTGCTTTCCTTTGTCGCCAAACAGATTTGATTCAACGTGCTTGTGAAACAGATAAAATTGTTAATATTAAAAAAGGACAGTTTCTTGCGCCGTGGGACGTTGCAGGTATACTAAGTAAGTGTGAAGACGCTAAAGAAGTTTGGATCACAGAAAGGGGAACTAGCTTTGGATATAATACTTTGGTTGTTGATTTCACCGGCCTTAACTATATGCTTGATAACTTTAATTGTCCTATTGTACTGGACGCCACGCACAGTGTACAAAAACCAGGCGGCAACGGAAGTAGCAGCGGCGGGAATCGCGATTATGTTCCTGGCTTGGCTCGTGCAGCATGTGCTCTGGGTATTAGGAATTTCTTTTTAGAAGTACATCCTGAACCAGACAATGCACCCAGTGATGGGCCTAATATGTTGCGACTAGAAGACTTTGAAAGTGTAGTAGAAGATATTGTTGCAATCAGTAGAGTATTAAAATGAATACAGCAATACTAATTCCTGCACGTTATGGTAGCACCCGCTTTCCAGGAAAGCCGTTAGCAGCACTGGACAACATTCCTATGATACGCAGAGTGTACGAACGCTGTCGCAAAACAGGATATGATGTTTATGTACTCACAGACGATCAGCGTATCTTTAATTTATTTAATGCAGGCAACTGTTGGATTGATCAAACAGACTATGCAAATGGTACAGAAAGATGTGCAGGAGCAATACAAAATGATTTCTTTGACAAGTACACGCACTTTATAAATGTACAAGGTGATATGCCAGACATTACTGCACGTATCATCGAAACTGTAGCATACGGTTTAAAGTATGCAGACGTAACAACTGTGCATACTGATATGGCTCCTGAATTAAAGTCAGATCCTAACACAGTTAAAATGGTACTAGGAAAGAATCAAGCACTATGGTTTGGTAGAGGCTTTACTTACGGCGAGCACCACTTAGGTGTATACGGATATAGTCGTGAAGCACTTGAGCGTTATCCTACACTAAGCATTACTGCTGAAGAAAGTATTGAGCAATTAGAACAACTTCGTTGGCTCAAAAACGGTTGCTCTATTGGTACACATCCTGTATACTTTAATGGTATAGAGATTAATTCACCTGAGGACGTTGACGTATGGCACAAGAAAAACTCCCAATAAAAGACATACTTGCAGCAATTGACATGAACGCTAAAAGCGTTTGGAAAGAACTATCTGACGAAGAACGCAAACAAGTTAGCTTTTGGTTGTTGAATAGATATGTTAGTGCTGTACAAGGAAGCAGAGAAAAACAAGAGCTTGCTGTTTTTAAGACTAACGAATATTATAATAAAAATTTTAACGACATTGGCGTTGGCAAAGAAAACGGGCATCCTCATTTGATGTGGCAACTGTTGTGTACCAGCGGAGCAACTGGCAAGATTGAATATCATCCTTATATTGGTTTTAAGAAAAAGGATGCAAACAATAACGCAGCAATTAAATTGTTATCTCAAGTATATCCTAATATGAAAATGAAAGAGGTTGAACAACTTGCTGGAATATCTACTAAAAAAGAACTCAAACAACTTGCAGAAGATCACGACATTGACATCAAACTCTAAACCATACGTCTGCGAATATTGTAAGACAGGATATACTCGTGAGAAAACTCTCATGGTGCATATGTGCGAACAAAAGCGCAGGGCGTTACAAAAAGGCGAGAAGCGTGTTCAGTTAGGGTACATTGCGTTTAATCAATTCTACAAATTAAGTGCAGGAGCAAAGAAGGATAAGACATATGAAGAGTTTTGTAAAAGTCAATACTATAATGCATTTGTAAAGTTTGGTAGCTTTGTGTCAAATGTAAAGCCGTTGTATCCTGAGAAGTATATTAATTATGTTGTAACTAGCGGAGTTAAACTTGACCAATGGTGTCGAGAAGAAATGTATGAATCGTACGCTATTGACTTAATTAAAAAAGAAGGTGTTGAAACTGCGCTAGAGCGTAGCGTTAATACAATGGTTGAATGGGCAAAAGAAAACAATAGTGTATGGAATCATTATTTTAATTACGTAAGTTTGAATAGAGCAGTATGGCACATTAAAGATGGAAAGATTAGTCCGTGGCTTGTGCTTAATTGCAAAAGCGGAAAAGAGATGCTCGGAAAATTTAATGACGAGCAGCTAGGACTAATATATAATATTATGGATCCACAACATTGGGCTGTGAGATTCAAGAGACAGACTAATGACGTGCAACTTGTTAGAGATGTTGCAAAGGAAAGTAATTTATGAAAATCTTAATATTTGGTCTTCCAGGCAGCGGGAAGAGTACTCTTGCCGAACCACTTGCAGAGTTAATTGGCGGAGTTTGGCTTAACGCTGATGCAGTGCGCAAGGAATACAATGATTGGGATTTTACACCTGAAGGACGTATGCGACAAGCAATGCGTATGAAGTTCCTAGCAGATGGTGTAGTTAAAGCAGGTAAAATTGCAGTTGCAGATTTTGTATGTCCGACAGAAGCAGCACGTTTAGAATTTGCACCTGACTTTACAGTTTGGATGGACACTATTGCAGAAGGCCGATTTGAAGACACTAACAAAATGTTTGAAAGACCTACTACTAAATGCAACTATCACGTTGCACAATGGTTTAACGATACACATAAACAACTTATGAAAGTTGTAACTTCATATATGAAACATAATGGACTCAAATAAAAGATCAGTAGTTAAAGCATTAACTTGGAGAGCGTTAGCATCTCTAGCAACCTTTGCTATATCATATGTAGTAACAGGTAACTTAGCAGCAGCAACTGGAATTGCAAGCGTACAAGTATTTGTAAATTTAATTTTATACTATGTACACGAACGAATTTGGAATAAAATAAACTGGGGACAAAATGTTTGATAATCAAAAACCTACTACACAGATGTTAGGCCGCTGGCAACCTTGGCATGATGGCCACACAGCGTTATTTAAAAAAGCATTTATGGAAACAGGTCAAGTTGCTATTATGGTACGTGACGTTGGCGGCATTGTAGGTTCTGATGCAGGCGCTGGAAGAACTACTAAGCAAGACGACAATCCTTTTGACTTCCTAACAGTAAAAGAAAATATTATTAGAGGTTTGGCAAAAGAAGGCTTTACATATAACGAAGACTATATTATAATGGAAGTTCCAAACATTGTAGACATTAGTTATGGACGCGGTGTAGGATATACATTTACACAGCACGACCTCGGAGAAGAGATACATAATATTAGTGCTACACAGATTCGAGCTAAACTAAGAGAAGAAGGTAAACTTGACTAGAACATTGCAAGATGGCACAGAAGTAAAAGAATTATCAGCACCTGTGCAGTTGGTAGTTTATACAAAGTGTCCAGAAAAATATAAACTGATAGACATGGAGACAGGGCAAGAGTATGTAGGTACTCGTCCAAGTCAAGGTAACCTACATTGGAAGTTAACCAGTGCCTGATATTGATATAGACTTTGCTGACAGAACTATTGTGCTTGCACAGCTCAAGCATCGTGTTGCTAAACTTGATACAGACAAGAAGCACAACACTGGAGTCTATGCAACTGAGATTCCACACAACCCTGTAGACAACTTAGCCACAGTTGACTACAAGACCGCAGAAGAACGTGGCTACTTTAAACTAGACTTCCTTAACGTAAGCATATACAAAGATGTTAGGGACGAATCACATTTAACAGAACTAATGGAAAGGGAACCCCTATGGCAACTTCTGGAGCACGAGGACTTCAGCGAAAAAGTCTTTCATCTAAACGGGCACAGTCAACTCTTAAAAGTCTTGAAGCCCAACTCGGTATTGAAA